GGAACCAGAAGTGGCAACACAAGAAAACCCAGTGGTTGAGGTCGAGGCTTCAATCATTCCAACAACACCAATCTACGCAACCGCAAAGCGCGAGTTCATCATGCCAACAGCAGCCGAGTACATTTCAGCCGCTTTTGTTGGTGGAGACAAGTGGCGCGAAATGAGCGCAGGCCTTCAAGCCGCAGCTCCAAACGTCGTGACCTCAGACATTCCCGGTGTACTTCCACTGCCAATCGTGCAACCCGTTTACAACAACTTCATCGGTCGTCGTCCAGTCATTGACGCAATTGGTGCAAAAGCAATGCCACAAGGTGGCAAAGTTTTCATCCGTCCTGAAGTAACAACTCATACTTCAATCGGCAACCAAGCATCTGAAAACTCAGCACTGACTCAAGGAACTTTTGTCATCACAGACAATCAAGTAACAAAAGCAACTTATGGTGGCTATGTCACATTGTCAGAGCAGTCAATTGACTGGTCACAGCCAGAAATCATCGGACTCGTTCTTGATGACATGGCTCGCATCTACGCAAACGAAACAGACAACGTGGCTGCAGACAACCTCGCTACTGGAGCATCAGTTACTCGTAACTTCTCTGGCGCTTCTGGTGCTGACCCTGCTTACTGGGTTGAATGGATTTACGGCGCAGCTTCAACGATTCTTTCGTCAAGCAATGGCAACTTGCCAACGCACCTTTTCCTTAGTCCTAACGTATGGGCAAGCCTCTCATCATTGAGTGACACCGCAGACCGCCCATTGTTCCCGAACGTAGGGCCAATGAACTCATTTGGTGGTTCAAATGCAAACTCAACAGACATGATGGCTTTCGGCCTCAAGGTTGTTGTTGACCGCAACTTCGCATCAAGCACAGTCATCGTTGGTGACCCATCTGGTTACGAAATCTTTGAACAGCAGAAGGGCGCACTCAGCATTGATGTTCCATCAACAATGAGTCGCACAATCGCATTCCGTGGTTACCTTGCAACACTCATGATTGACCCAACTAAGTTCGTCAAGGCTGCTTTCGTCGCTTAATTCGACGAACTAGAAAGACTGCAAGACAATGGCAAGTTTCAACCTCGCATTTCACACGCGACTAGACAACTATGCCGTGTTGCAGACTTTCGTTGACACAGACATTCAAAGTCAAGACTCGGTAGTGGTGGCAGGAGCCGACCACGGATTCAGTGGGACTCACACCGTCATCTCTACCGAGCCTTACTTGTTCATGGGCGTTTCTGATGAGGGCGACCTGCTCTTTGATTATGACGTCATCATGGAAAACCAGTTCATCTACGTCAACGCAGGAACAGACTTCGACCGTTCGGTTGCTACTGGCACAGTCACTTTTACCCCTACTTGCTCGTGGATTACCTCAGCCGACGTCACCAGTTGGTTAGGCATTGAAGTAGCAACCGCTAACGACACCGCATTTATCGCTGTATGCGTCTCAGCGGCTAACTCTTGGGCATTCCGCAAGCGTAGAGAGGCTGGCTACACAGACAGCCTTACAACGGCTCCAGACGGCGCAGCCAAACTAGGAACAATCATGTATGCAGCCACCCAATATCGCTCCCGTGGCGCTGTTGACGGCTACGCATCTTTTGACTCAATGGGCATGGGTACCCCCACTATGTCGCTCGGTCAGATTATGCAGCTGCTTGGTTGCGGAAGGCCACAGGTCGCCTAATGGCTGCAACGGGCATTCTCTACGAGGCAGTGAATGCCACCAAGACCGCACTGACCGCGCTAGGACTGAAACCAGTCACAGACCCACGCAACGCCCGACCACTGTCAGTGATGATTGAACTCCCAGTCCTTGACGCCTTCACTTACAACGTGGGCGACATTCGCCTTGTCATTCGTGTTCTTGCTGGGCCTCCGGGCAACCAAGACTCAGGTGACTATCTGATGACCACTGTTGACACAATTATGAACTCACCAATCGCCATAGTGGATGGAAGGCCATCTCTCGCTTCATACGGCGAACAGATGCTTCCTTGCTATGACATGACCGTTGCCGTAGCAGTACGGCGCAACTAGAAAAAGGAGCCACCTATGGCAACCACCACATTCCTATCCAACGCAACTATCAACATCACCCAAGGTGCAACGACCACTGACTTGTCAGACCAAGCCAACGCTTGCATGATCACAGTTGGAGTTGACTCACTTGAAAGCACTGCATTCGGTGACACCGGGCATCGTTTTACTGGTGGCCTTCAGACAGTTGACGTGTCAATCACTTTCTTCTTGTCTTACGGCGCTGCCGAAGTTGAAGCAATCATGGCTTCATGCGTAGGCACAGGCACAACGGTTCTGACCATTTCGCCATCAGGCGTGACCGAATCAGCGACAAACCCTGAGTACGTTCTTACGAACTGTATGCTCGCCAACTTCACACCAATCAACTCAACAGTTGGTGAACTCGCAACCCTAGAAGCATCCTTCACTGGCGGCACATGGGTACGCGACGTCACACCATAAACAAGAAATAACATCATGCAACTCACGCTCAAAGTAACAACAGACCAAACGACCTATGAGGTCAAAACAAACCTCTACGTCATAATTGCTTGGGAACGGAAGTTCAAACAAAAAGCATCAAACCTTGCCACTGGCGTAGGACTTGAGGACTTGGCGTTCATGGCCTTCGAGTCATGCAAAATCAGTGGGATTCCAACACCAGCAGTGTTTGATGACTATGTTAGAAAACTGGTTGCAATTGAAGTTGTATCGGACGAACCAACAAACCCCACCGTCGAGGCACCTACTCACGATCTCTAGCAGAACTGCTAGTTGAGACTGGGTGGTGGCCTCCACAAATACCTTTTGAGATTCAAGACATGAACACAGTCATTGACGTCATAAACAAAGCAAGGCGCAAATGACAGCGACAGCATCAATAGAAATTGTGGGAGCCAAGGAAGCCATTAAGGCTCTTGGCAAAATTGACAAAGACCTCCGCAAGCAATTCAATGCTGACGCTAAACAGATAGCGCAACCATTAGTTTCATTGGCGAGCGCACAATACCCAGATACCCCATTGTCGGGTATGAACCGAAATTGGACACAAGGTAATAAAAAGATATTTCCTTACACCAAAGCCAAAGCCATCAAAGGCTTAAAGGTCAAGTTCTCAACTCGACGCAACGATGCCAATGTCATCTATGTCACCCAGTCCGACCCGGGCGCTGTGGTCTTTGAAACTGCTGGCCGTGGCAAAACAACTCTTCTTTCAGAGAACCTTCGAGCAAGAACTTCTCGTGTTTTGTGGCCTGCTGCCGAGCAAGCGTTGCCTTCCATACAAGGTGAACTTCGAGCGTTAGTATTGCGCGTAATCGCTACGGTAAATCAGGAGTTGAAGTAATGGCTGTAAACATTCCAATCATCAGCGAGTTTGACGGCTCTGGTATTAAGAAAGCCATTTCTCAGTTTAAGGACTTAGAAACCAATGGCCAAAAGGCACAGTTTGCTATCAAGAAAGCGGCTGTTCCTGCAGCTGCTGCACTAGGCGCTTTAGGCGTTGCGCTCTTTGATGCCACCAAGGGCGCTATTGAAGATGACGCTGCACAAAAGAAACTTGCCCTTCAATTGATGAACAGCGCTGGCGCTACTGATGCCCAGATTGCTGCCACCGAAACTTGGATTTCAACGCAAGGCAAAGCGCTTGGCGTGACCGATGATGACCTTCGTCCTGCCCTTGCTCGACTGGTTAGCCAGACACATGACGTCACCAAGGCACAAGAACTTGCTTCGTTGGCTATGGATGTCAGCGCTGGCACTGGCAAAGGACTCAGTACAGTTACCGAGGCACTTGCCAAGGCTGCAGGAGGCTCGACAACAGCCCTAGCCAAACTGTCACCGGAACTGAAGCAAATGGCAAAGGACGGAGCGACAGCCGATGAAATGATGGCTGCACTTTCTGGCACTTTCATGGATCAGGCAAGCACCGCTGCTGATACTGCCCAAGGTCAATTCAAGCGTCTTGGTGTTGCCCTTTCTGAAACTAAAGAGTCAATTGGTGCTGCACTTATTCCAGCCGTTGAAGCCGTCCTCCCATTGCTTACTTCGTTTGGCAATTGGGCACAAGAACACCCTGAGATTCTTCTTGCTATTGGCGCTGCGATTGCGACTATCGCTTCCGCCATTGTTGCGGTCAACATTG